GAAGTTGCAATGTCAAACATCTCATTCTCATAAGTCTAACTTATAGAATAGGAATACAGAAACAGGGACTTAGGTCCCTGTTTTTTGTTAAATACAGTATCAGCAAAGACTGATTTATGGGGCACCAACCCCGTAGGCTTAGAACGTCAAAGGAGAAAACAAATGGGAAGACCAATTAAAAGCGCCGAAACAGTAGGCGGAACATCAAAACTTGCTAGTGTAAACACAGTATTGCCAATCGGTAACAGTGGACTAAGCGGCAATCAAATTATTATGAGAGCCTTTGTTACTGGAGGCAGTGCGCAGGTTACAACAAACGTTATCCAAAAAGGTACAAAACGTTTTCGTTGTACAACTGCAACTGGTACAGAAACACTAACTCTTGTGCCAGTAGTACACACTTCAATTAGTGCAGGGCAGTGCCAGATTACTGGTACAGACAGTGCAGGCGGAACTTACTTTGCTAGTAAGATCACAGGACGTCATTTTGTAGTAGGCGCACTAGGAACAGGCTCGCAGTTTGCAGTAGGCGATAAAGCAAATATCGTAGCATCAGGCCCAGTTTTAAACGTAAGTGTAAGTATTCCTAACGGCTAATAGTTACTTGACTAAAATAAAGGGTTACAGTATAATACACTGTAACCTTTTTTTATTGACATGATTGAATTTGCATTTATATTGGGTAATGGCGTAACACGTTTAGAAGTAGACTGTGAAAGTCTGCTCGACTATGGTGCAGTGTATGGTTGCAATAGAATATATCAAGAGTTTGCTCCTACTGTGTTAGTAAGCACAGATACAAGTATGGCAGAAGAAATACAAAAATCAGGTTATAGTGCAAGATATATTCACTATACTAGATCAAATAACAAAATAAAAGATAGTGGAGCACATATTTTACCAAAAGATATACATGGTTTTAGTAGTGGTACTGCGGCATTGGGACTTGCTGCACTAAGCGAAGCAAATTATCTGTTCATGATAGGCATGGATCTAAAAGGTGTCAATAATAAAATTAACAACATCTATGCCGGCACAAACAACTATAAAGCAATTAACACAGAAGCAATGTATTTTGGTAATTGGATTGACCAAACAAATTATTTAATACAAAAGTTTAAAACAAAAAGATTCATGCACGTTAATCCTTTAGATAACTTTACTGCAGATGAATTCAAGAAAAATTCAAACTTTGAAACAATCAATATAGGTGAGTTCAAGCGGATGATAAATAAAGTATAAAGCAGGATTGTTGAACTATGAGTCAAACTAAAAGAGTATCAGGTGCATATACTATAGCGGCTAGTGGCGGCACTACAGTAGATAGTGAACTTACTGTTACTGGTAACCTTACTGTTACTGGTACTACTAATAGTGTAGAAACTACAAACAGTAGAATTTCAGACAACATTGTTACATATAACCAAGGTGAAACTGGTTCAGGTGTTACAGCAGGCGGCGGCAAAGCCGGTATTGAAATTGAACGTGGTAGTTTAGCAAATGCTCTATTAGTGTTTGATGAGAGCGATGATACGTTTAAGGTTAGTACAAACGGCGGTAGTAGTTTTACTACTATTAATACAGCATCGGCTATGAACAATGTTGTTGAAGATACTACACCACAACTAGGTGGCGATCTAGATGTAAATGGTAAAAATATTGTAAGTGCAACTAGTAACATGGATATACAACTTGTTCCTAATGGAACCGGCGTTGTTACAGTAGCAAGTGCTCTAAAACTTAATGATCTATCAGTTGCACCTAGCAGTGTAACAAGTGCTACACTGTTATATGCAGACACAGCAGCCGGTGGCGGTACCGGTGTGTTTTTTGTAGATGGTTCAAACAGTGATGAACTAGTTAGTAAGTCTAAAGCCATCGTATACGGATTAATTTTTTAAAGGAACTAACAAATGGCGATTACACAAGCAGGCGCAATAGGCACAAGCGCAACAACAGTATACACAAGTAGCGGCACTACTGCTATCACTTGTATGTTTTTTATGAATGAAAACTCAAGTGCTAGAACATTAGATGTTCATGTTGTACAAAGCGGTGCAAGTGCAGCAACAACAAATAAGATTGTTAAAACAATTACCATTGATCCAGCAGATACTTATGTTATTAACCTAGAAAAATTAGTACTATCCAACGGTGATACAATTCAATGTGTTGCTAGTGCAGCATCTAGTATTATGCCAACAGTTAGTTCGGTGACAATCTAATGGCCGGCTTTGTGAAAACAAAAGGCAGAGCTGATGGCGGTGATACTATTAAAGGATCACTAAATGCTAGTAGTTCAATGCCTAAAGGCTCTACTGCACAAAGACCTAGTAGTTCAAAAAGCGGAGATATGCGTTTCAATACAGATCTTGGCAAGATGGAATATTTTGATGGTAGTGCTTTTGTTGCATACAGTAAAGAAGGCTTTATAGCAATTACACAGGATTCATTTACTGGTGATGGATCAACAACTGCTTTTACAATGAGTAAGAGTGTCGAAAGTAATCAGGAACAACGAGTTGTCGTTGCTGTGGGAAATGTGTATCAGAACCCAGCAAGTGCTTACACAGTAAGTGGAACAACAATTACATTCACAAGCGCACCTGCAGGCAGTGAAACAATTACTGTCATACACGGGTATGATAGTACAACGCACTAAGCATAAATACACTTAACAAACCCTGTCACCTCGGACGTCAGCAGGTGATCGCAAGATAGCGGAGTGTATTGGTATGGCTATAAGTCGTATTGGGGGCAAGGCCCTCAAAGCAAATCTAGAACGTGATAGCAACCTAGCATTTAACACAAATACTCTTGCGATAGATTACACCAACGGTCGTGTTGGTATCGGAACAACAAGTCCCACAACACCTTTAGAAGTAAATGGTCAAGTAAAAGCAACATCCTATGTGGGTGATGGTTCAAGTCTTAGCGGTATTAATACAGATTTACTTGGTGATACAACACCACAATTAGGTGGCAATCTTGATATAAATGGTTTTAGAATTATCAGTGCCCGCAGTAATGAAGATATTATTATATCTCCTAACGGCACTGGCGTTGTAAGTGTTGATAGCAGTAGAATTGCAAATGTAAGTGACCCAAGCAATGCACAGGATGTTGCTACAAAAGCATATGTTGATAGTAATTCAAGTCTATTAGGTACAGGATTAACACTGGGTACACCAACAGATGGTAGTCTTACAACAGATGCAATGTTTAAAGGACTTACTACTAGTTCAAAGATTACAGATGCTATTGACAGCATAAATGAAAGTTTACAAAACGTACTTAATAATACCGCAGTAAGTAACGTTGCATTTTCAAGCGACATGACAGCAGGTGGGGCAGGTTCTGTTGCAACCCTTACGATAACTGCAGACGGCAATCCTAATAGATACACAATAAACTGGGGCGATGGAACAACTGATACTGCAGTATCAGATAGCACGCCTTCACATACATATAGTACTAACACTGGCAGTCCATTTGATGTTTCAGTCATAGCATTTAACAACACTGGCAGTGGTGATGGAAGCACAGAAACACTTACTAAAACAGATTTCATTACAATATTCACAGCAAATCCTGTTGCACAGTTTGACTTGTTTAGAGCAAGTTCAGGCGGAAGTGCGCTTACAGGCAATGACTTATATGTAATAGAAGGCCAAAGTTTGCATATGGCTAACACAACCACAAATATGGGAAGTGCTACTGCAAACTGGACGATGAACTGGGGTGATGGAACCAGTGCAGATACTATTGCAAATATTAGTGCGGCAGGCGGCACAAGCGGAGCAAGACTAGCACACACTTGGGGGCAAGGCACAAGCAGTGGGACAGGTAGAGATACATTCACACTTACACTTGCAGGACATCAAACAGCAAACCCTGCAATACTTCCTGTAACAGGAACACAACTAGTAAAAGTTTACAATGACGATCCTAGTGCGCCTAACGGACTTAGTAGTAAAACACTTCCAAATGTAAGTAGTGTAGGCACAAGTCCTAAACTAGCGCATGGATTCACAGATCGCACAGGCGGCGCAAGCACCAGTGTAGGAGCAACAGTTGCTCGTGTAACAAGTGGTACAGCAACAGCAGGACCACTTACAAGTTTTGCATATAGAGCAGACAGTGGTACACTCACTGCAAATATTAATGGTAGTGCGGATGGATCTAAGGCATTTACAGCAAATGACGATAGTGGCACTTACACAAGCCTAATTATTAACAGCGAAAGTGATTACAACTTATTAGACGCAGATGGTGCAACTGTTACTTTTGCAAACAGTATATTTTATCCAGCATTTGCTAAAGGATTTAAAGCAAGTGTGAGCAAAGCAGTTAGTGGACTAAGTGTAGGTTTAAATAAGTTTCAATTATCACATAGTACAACTGGAAACAGTAGTGCAGTAGAGTTTGTAAAAGATGACATGACTGCAAGTCCTAGTTTTGGCAGTGTTGGCACACTAGCAGAAGGCACAGCAGGCACTAAACGTTTTGTTAGTGGCATACCTTACTATAACACGGGTAGTCCAACTCTTACGGTCAGTAGCACAACTATTAACAATCTTGTAGGACAAGCATTCACAGATCAGAGTAATATTGTTGAAATAGATAGTGGTACAAATGCTGAAGGCACAAGTAGCAGTTCTATTACAAATACAGATTATACATACGCAAATATTGATGGCAGTACAACAATGTTAAGTGGAGGCAATCCTAAAGCAAACACAGGTACAAGCAGTGCTTATGCTATAGGAAACTTAACTGTGCCTATTACAAGTAGCAGTGTGCGCACAGTTGAACAACTGAGAATCCGTGCCAGAAACGTTAATGGAATAAGCAGTTACAGTGACCTTACAAGTACAAAAGTACAAGTACACACAGCGGCACAAAGTGGCATAAGTGAAATTGCTATTGCAGTAGCAGATGCACTTGGTGCTGGATTTGATGATGATGGTGTGCGTATTTTTGATCTTAGTGCAGCAACTACAAATACACCTGCTTACTCAGGCAGTGCAAACTTTTACACAAACAGCCTTTACAGCGAAGCAAGTGATCCCGGTGTAGCAGGCACTAAAGAAGCAACAGTAAGACTCGGAGTTATAGAACACAACGTAGTAAACTATAGCACAGGATTTTTACCAGCAGGTCCTAACCGTAGTGGTGACACAGGCACACAGTATTTTACTTTTGCTTTCCGTAGAACAAATGTTGCAAACTTTGATATTAACATTACTAGCGGCGGAGTTGCTGGTGTGTTTATTGCAGCTCCTGGCACAGGCATTGATAACAGTAGTGGCCTAAATGGCTGGTTAGATTGCAGTGCAAGTTATGCAGGCAGTGGACAACCAGGCAGCAATACTGGCAGTGGAGGAAATGGCAGTAATGGTTGTGCGTTTACATCAGGTGATAGAATAGCCGCAAGCACTAGTTTAAGTGGTGGCTATACAATGACACTTGGAACAGAGAATATGAGTAATGCTAGGAATAACGTTGTATTAGTTCGTATTGCACTTACTAGTGGACAAAGCGTTTCTGCACTTAGCATAGGAGAGGCTGCGTAATGGCTATTACAGATACCCAAAAAGTTGATTATCTTTGGAAAAAACTAGGCTATGCCGCTACAAAGACTGATACTAATGCAAATAAAAAAGCACCAAACGAAGCGATAGCAAGTCCGCTACAACTTCGTGCGGACAAAGTAATGACACAGAGTGCTAGTATTCCTGGCACACAACCTGCAAGTAGTTCAGGTGTTGCTTTTGTATACCCTACTAGTGCACCAATAGAAACAACTAATGATGGTACTGCTTCTGCAAATAGAACTTGGAAAACTGGTGTAACAGACTGGATTAGCCCTGAGTTCGGTAGTACATATCAAGTCAAAGTTTACATACACACCAGCGGTGATGCAAGCAATGCTGCAAGCGGAGGCACACAGGTAGGTGCTACTGGTAGTGGTAATAATGACGAATGGTTCTTTGACTATCAGTCTGGTGTACTACACTTTATTGGTACTAATTTGCCCAATGGTGTAAGTTTCTCAGGTAAGAGTGTATACATTGCAGGTGCTAGATATGTAGGTACGTTTGGCGTAGATAATAACGGTGCATTTACATTTACAGATAATCGTATCCAAACCACAAGCACCAATGAAGAAATTATACTTGATCCTGCAGGAACTGGTAAGGTTGTTATTGATAGTGATCTTAATCTTGACAGTAATCAAATTATAAATGTTGCAGATCCAACATCCAATCAACATGCGGCTACTAAAGCATATGTTGACTCCCAAGTCACTGCACAAGACCTTGATTTCCAAGGTGACTCTGGTGGTGCATTAAACATAGATTTAGATTCTGAAACATTAACATTTACTGGTGGTACAGGCATAGATACTAGTGGTTCGGGAAATGCAGTAACTTTTGCTATTGATAGCACTGTTACTACACTTACTGGTAGTCAAACACTTACCAATAAAACACTAACAACACCAATTATTACTACTCCAGTTGTTAACGCAGGATTGCAGTTAAAGAACGGAGCAACTAGTGCTGGTTTCCTTGAGTTCTTTGAAGATAGTGACAATGGAACTAATAAGGTTACACTTATAGGTCCAGCAAGCACTGCTGATGTCACAGTTACTTTGCCGGCGGCAGCAGATACCCTAGTAGGTAAAGCAACTACAGATACGCTTACTAATAAAAGTATTGACCTAGCAAATAATACGCTAACTGGTAGTGTAGCAGAATTCAACAGTGCGCTTCAAAGTGACAGTTTTGCTACACTTGCAAACAGTGTAACACTTACAAATAAAACATTAACTAGTCCTGTTATAAACGCATTTACTGGTACAGGCAATGGTAGCATTACAGGTACACTTGCTATTACTAACACTACAACTAGTGATAGTCTAACAATTACAACCACTGAAGATTCAAGTACAGCAGGACCTGTTATCAGTCTTAAGCGTAACAGTAGTAGTCCTGCAGATGCAGACTACATAGGACAGATTAAGTTTCAAGGTGAAAATGATGCAGATCAGGAAGTCCTGTATGCACAAATAACTGGTAAAATCGGTGATATGACTGATGGTACTGAAGATGGTATTATTGAGATTACACACAAAAAGGCTGGCAGTAATAACATAAGTGCAAGATTTAGTAGCACAAAGTTAATGCTTATTAATGGTACTGGTTTAGAAGTTGCTGGTGCCGCAACATTCTCAAGTGATGTTGCAATGAGTTCACAAAAGATTACAGGACTCGCAGATCCTACAAGCAACCAAGAAGCAGCCACTAAAGCATATGTTGATTCACAAGTAAGTGCAACAGATCTTTCACTTGGTATTGCAGCAGATAGCGGTAGTGCAAGTACAGTAAGCACCAGTCAAACACTAACAATAAGTGGTACATCAAACGAAATAGAGACTAGTGTAAGTGGGCAGGCTATTACAATTGGATTGCCTGACGATGTGACAATAGGCAGTGACTTAACTGTAACAGGAAACTTAACAGTAAACGGCACAACCACTACACTAGCAACTAATAATAGTACAGTAGAAGACAGCCTAATTGAACTTAACAATGGCGCAACTAGTAATAGTAATGACTTAGGATTTATCTTTGAACGCGGTAGCACAGGTAACAATGCTGCTATTATTTGGGATGAAAGTGCAGATAAATTTGTACTTGGTACAACAACTGCAACAGGTGCAAGTACTGGAAACCTAACAGTAGCAACTGGAACATTAGTAGCAAATATCGAAGGTAATGTCACAGGTGCAGTAACTGGTAATGCTGACACTGCAACTGCTCTTGCTACAGCGAGAAACATTGGCGGCGTAAGTTTTGATGGAACAGGAGATATTAATCTTCCTGGTGTTAACCAAGCCGGTAATCAAAATACTTCGGGTACTGCCGCAATTGCAACAACTGTTACAGTTACAGACAATGAGGCTACAAATGAGAATAATGTAATCCTCTTTGGTGCTGGTGCAGCAGGCTCTGGTAATATTGGTGTTGAAGCCGATGGTAATATGACTTACAATCCAAGTACTGGTAAGATTACTGCTACTGGATTTATCGGTGCATTAACAGGTGATGCGTCTGGTAACGCTGGAACTGCAACTGCTCTTGAAACAGCAAGAAATATTGCTGGCCAGTCGTTTGATGGCACAGGTGATATTACAATTGCAAGTGGAGATCTAAGTAACTCAAGTGCAATTACTCTTAACACAGCAGCACAAACTCTTACAAATAAAAGTTTAACAGCACCTATTCTTACTGGCAGTAGTAGTGCAGCAGGTAGTATTTTATTCAAAGAAGATACAGATAACGGCACAAATGCAGTAACACTTATAGGACCTGCTGCAACTGCAGATGTTACTATAACACTTCCAGCAAGTGCTGGCACAGTAGCATTAACAAGTGATATTGCTAGTGCAGGAATTAGTAGCGGCAACGTTGCTACTTTTGGTTCTGGTGCTGTTGATGATGACTTCTTGCGTATTAACGGAACTGCAATCGAAGGACGCAGTGCAAGTGAAGTACTAAGCGACATAGGTGGTCAAGCCGCACTTACATTTGGAATCGCTAACACAAATGCTGTTAAGATAGACAGTACTAGTGTTGCCGACGATGAATATGCACGTTTCACAGCAAACGGATTAGAAAGCAGATCAACAGCAGAAGTTCTTTCAGATATTGGCGCACAAGCAAGTTTAACATTTGGCATTAGTAACACAAATGCAGTTAAGGTTGATAGTACAAGTGTAGCAGATGACGAATATGCAAGATTTACTGCTAGTGGATTAGAAAGCAGATCAACAGCAGAAGTTGCTAGTGATATAGGTGCAGCCACACTAGCCGGGACACAGACCTTAACAAATAAAACACTTACTGCGCCAACTATTAGTGCAACAAGCACAACAGTAGGTGGCAAAATAAAGTTCCTTGAGGGGACAGATAACGGCACAAACGGTGTCACTCTAGTTGGAGCAGCAAGCACCGCAGACGTAGACGTAGTGCTTCCAGCCACAGCAGGTACACTTGCACTTGAGGCTAATGTACTAGCCCTAAGTGGCGGCACAATGACAGGTGCCATTGCAATGGGTACAGCGAAAATTACTGGAATGGGAGATCCTACTGCTAATCAGGATGCAGCAACTAAAGCATATGTTGATAGCACAGTATCAAGTGGTAGTACACTTATTACACAAGGAAACAGTAATGTTACAGTAGCAGATTCTGGCACAGGAAATGTTACTATTGAAGTAGATGGTACAGATCGTATTACTACCGTAGCCGCTACTACAACGACAGCAACAGGACATAGTATAGTGCTTGGTGCTGCAAGCAATAGTGCTGGTGGTAGTATTAAGTTTCTCGAAGGTACAGATAATGGAACGAATGGTGTTACATTGCAAGGTCCAGCAAGTACAGCAGATGTTACAGTTACATTGCCTGCAAGTGCAGATACACTAGTTGGTAAGGCAACTACAGATACACTAACAAATAAAACTATCAATGGTCCTGATAATACACTAACAAACATTGCAAACGGCTCATTAGCAAATAGCACTATCACAGTAGCAAGACAAGGTGGTAATAGTACTGCAGTTG